ACATGGCAAAGCCGGCAAGCCCGGCATGTGGCTCTTCACGGCTCCCTGTGACCTCGTGGGCGCGTACGCGGTCGGCGACGTGGAGCGGACGCTGGGTCTCTTCGAGTTCATGCGCGCCGTCGTGAAGCAGGGCAAGATGTGGCGCGCCTACAACCGCGAGCGCCGGCTGCTGCCGATCCTCATGGAGAACGAGCGCGACGGGATGCGCGTAGACGTCGAGCTACTGGCCGCGGACGTAGAGTATTACGGCCAAGTGCTTGAGCACGTTGACGACTGGCTGCGCGATAGACTCAAATCTCCGGGCCTGAGCCTCGACAACGACCGCGACGTGGCCGACGTGTTCGACCGGCGCAGCATCGTCAAGCCCGAGGATTGGGATTTCACAAAGACGGGCTTGCAGTGGCGCAGGGAGCACCCGCACGTCGAGCCCGCGGACGTGCCGAAGCAGTATCGCTCGGTCGCCAAAGACAAACTCCCCCCGGAGAAGTATCAGGACCAGGAGGTCGCTCAGGCGTTCGGCTATCGCAACCGGCTGAGCACCTGCCTCAAGATGTTCATGCGCCCTTGGTTGGCTCAGGCCCGGCAGTGCGGCGGCTACATCTCGACCAACTGGCACCAGACGCGCGGCGGGGATAGCGGCGGGGGCACGCGCACGGGCCGGCCCTCGACCTCGCAGCCTAACTTCTTGAACCTGAGCAAGAGCTTCGAGGGTCGCACAGACGGTTACGTGCATCCCGACTGGATGGACATCGACCCGCTGCCCCTCGTGCGCCAGTACATCCTGCCGGACCCTGGCCACGTCTTCCTGCACCGGGACTTCTCCGGCCAGGAGGTGCGCGTGTTCGCGCACTTCGAGCAGGGCGCGCTGCTCGCGGCCTACGTCGAGAACCCTGCCCTGGACCCGCACGGCTGGCTCAAGGACATCATCCTGGAGCTGACCGGCGTGGAGCGCGAGCGCACGAAGGTTAAGAATGTCACATTCCTGCGCATCTATGGCGGCGGCAAGGGCAGCGTGATGAGCCAGCTCCGTGTCACGGTCGATGAAGCGCAGCAACTCCTCGACGCTCACGACAAGGCGCTGCCGGGCCGTAAAGATGTGGTCAACCAGATCATGAGTCTGGTCCGCGCGGGCAAGCCGATCCGCACCTGGGGCGGCCGCATCTACTTCCCCGAGCCCAAGAAGAAGATCGACGGCCGTTGGCGCGACTTCTCATACAAGCTCATCAACTATCTGGTGCAGGGCAGCTCGGCCGACTTGACCAAGGAGTGCCTGATCGCGTGGTATCATCACCCGGATCGCGATCCGCGCACCCGGTTCCTGGTCACGGTCTACGACGAGATCAACATCACATGCCCCGAGGACTGCTGGGAAGAGCAGATGCGTGTTCTCCAGCGGTGCATGGAGGATGTGGACCTGGACGTGCCCATGGTCACTGAGGGTAGGGTCGGGCCGTCTTGGGCGGACTTGACGATCTGCGTGAGCGACGGCGACTACGTAGAGCAGCCGTGCCCCGAGTGCGGCGCGAAGCACAGGGTCGTGGAGCTTACGCCGCTGGCCGATCAGGCTAGCGTGGTGTGTCCGCAGTGCGAAGCGCAACCGGATGTGTTAGACAAGAAATTCATATTCATGGAGAGTGCGTGATGGGTAACGGCGTCAAAGCGTGGAGCTTCTCAGCTCTGAAGCTGTACGAGCAGTGCCCCCTCAAGTACAAGCTCGAAAAGATCGACAAGGTGCCTGTCGAGAAGTCGGCGGCCATGCAACGTGGCATCGACATCCACAAGCAGGCGGAAAACTTCCTCAAGCGTGAGGAGATGCTGCCTGCTCCAACGCTGTTGGAGTTTGGCGCGTTGCTTACTGAGCTGCGCGAGATGGAGCCCATGGTCGAGCAGCAGTGGGGCTTCACCGATAACTGGCAGCCGACCGGTTGGTTCGCGAAGGATACCTGGCTGCGCGTCATCCCCGACGTGGCGCTGATCTATCCCGACAACACGAGTCTCATCATCGACGTGAAGTCGGGCAAGAAGTGGGGCGACAACATCGAGCAGATGGACCTGTTCGGCACCGCGACCTTCGCCCGGTATCCCGAGGTCCGCGAGGTGGACACGCGCCTCTGGTACATGGACAGTGGCGAGGAGGAGGAAGCCTCCTTCCCGAAGAAGGGCCAGCGCCAGCGCAAGGATGAGTGGGAGGCGCGCGTCGAGCCCATGTTCAACGACACGACGTTCGCCCCCAAGCCGAATCGGTTCTGTGACTGGTGCCCGCATCAGCGCGCCAAAGGTGGCCCATGCAAATATTAAATCCGCAAAAACGTGCTGTAGATCTAGAGGCAGTTAGGGGGCCATGATGTCTAAGACTCCCGAGGGCAAAATCCAGGGCAACGTGCTCGACTGGTGCAAGAAGCGCATGATCGGATACATCCGCCTGGTGTTCCGCCAGGGTCTCCCGGTCGGGTGGCCGGATACGATGATCCTGCTCCGGGGCGGCCGGCCGCTGTTCATCGAGTTCAAGGCTCCAGGAAAGAAGCCTACGGCAAAGCAGCAGGAGAAGATCAACTGGCTGCGCAATAATGGGTACAGGGTGGAGGTATTCGACGATGTTGACGAAGCAACGCAGCACATCCAGCGGCTCCGTGAAGAAGACGCGGCCAGCCCCTAAGTCGCACAAGCTCTGGGTTCCGCACCTCTACCAGGAGAAGGGCGTCGAGCACCTGGTCGAGAACCCGGTCGCCGCGCTGTTCTTCGATCCCGGCCTGGGTAAGACCTCGATCTCGCTGGAGGCGTTCCGGCGTCTCCAGGAGAAGGGTGTGGCGCGCAAGATGCTCGTCGTCGCGCCGCTGCGCGTCTGCCAGCTCGTGTGGCGGCAGGAGGGCCAGGAGTGGACGCAGTTCCGGCACCTGCGGTTCTCGCTCGTGCACGGCACGCCGAAGCAGAAGGCCGCGGCGCTGGAGGCCGATGCAGACATCTACCTCGTCAACCCCGAGGGCATCCCCTGGCTGACCAAGCAGTTCGGCTTCGGTCGCCGTCGCTGGCCCTTCGACACGCTCTGCATCGACGAGCTGACCAAGTTCAAGAACTCCCAGGCCCAGCGCCATAAGAAATTCCGCGAGTACGCATGGAAGTCATCGCGCCGCTGGGGCCTGACCGGCACGCCGATCCCGAACGGCTACATGGACCTGTTCGGCCAGATCATGATCCTCGACGAGGGCCGCGCGCTCGGCGTCTACATCACCCGGTTCCGTGATCGGTTCTTCGACGCAGGCTACACCGGCTTCGACTTCGCGCTGCGCAAGGGTGCCGGCGAGAAGATCGAGGAGCTGATACGGCCGTATGTGCTGCGCATGAGCGCCGAGGACTGGCTGGAGCTGCCCGAGCTAGTGCCCGATCCTCGCATGATCGAGTTGACGCCGGCCCAGCTCAAGCTCTACCGCGAGCTGAAACGGGAGATGACCGTCGAGCTGGAGGAGCAGGGCATCACGGTCACGGCCGAGAACAGTGGCGGCATTCACTCGAAGCTCAAGCAGATGGCCAACGGCGCGGTCTACATCGAGCGCAACGGGAAGCGGGAGTTCATCAAGCTCCACGACCTCAAGCTCGACGCGCTGGAGGAGCTGCGCGATGAATTGCAGGGCCAGCAGCTCCTTGTGGGCTACGAGTTCCAGCACGACCTGGCGCGCCTGCTGGAGCGGTTCCCTGACACGCCGTACCTCGCCGGCGCGTCCGACAAACAGGCCCAGGACATTGAGGAGCGTTGGAACGCCGGCGAGATCCAGATGCTGTTCGCGCACCCGGCCAGCGCCGGCCACGGGCTAAACTTCCAGAAGTCAAGCGCGGGGCATGTGTGCTGGTTCTCGGTCACAATCGACCTGGAACTTTATGAACAGTTCCTAAAACGCATCTTGCGCCAGGGGAACAAGCGGGCTAGGGTCATCAACCACGCGCTAGTCGTGAAGGATACCGTCGATGAGCTGTCGAAAGAGCAAGTCGAAGGGAAAGCCGTTACTCAGGCACGGTTCTTGCAAGCTCTGAGGACTGAGTTGAACATCGAACAAGGAGACGATGACATGACTGTGAAGAAGCTGCGCCGGAAGGCCGAGGTCGAAGAAACCGAGGAGACGACCGCGCCGAAGAAGAGGGGCTGGGGCCGTAAGCCCGGCGAGGACGACGACGACGACGACGACGACGACGACGACGAGGAAGCCCCCGCGCCGCGTCGCATCAAGAAGGCCGAGGCCGTGAAATCCCGCCTGGCTGGCGACGACGACGACGACGACGACGACGACGACGAGGAAGCCCCCACGCCGCGCCGTGGGTTCTCGAAGGCCGTCAGGGATCGGATCGAGGAAGACGAGGAGGAAGATGATGACGGCGAGGAGGAAGCTCCTAAGCCGCCGCTCCGCCGCGCTCCGGCCAAGAAGCCTGCCCCGGAGCCCGAGGAAGCGCCCGAGGACGATGACGAGCCCCCGTCCGATGAGGCTGTCCTGCGCCGGCTTACGTGGGCCGATGCTCCTGAGTATCGCCGCGAGCGTGCTCTGGAGCTGTCGGCGCAATTCGCTGAGAAACTCGGCCTGCGCTCCGCCGCCGAAGCGGTTAAGGCCGCCAAGGCGTTCGAGGAGTACCTCAAAGGCTAGACTTTAACGAAGCCTAGACACATGATCGCCGGGAGTGTAAGCTCCCGGCGATTTCATATGTGGAGACAAGGGTGATAGAGCCAGGTTCCGACCAGTCCGCCGTTAAGACAATGCATCCGTTCGTGTCCGCCAGCGTTGGCGTCGCGTTCCTCCTGGGTGTGGGCTTCCTCGTCTATGCCGGACATGCGCTCGTGTCGCGCGTCCCCGCAGATCAGGCGGGCGAGGCGTACCAGACGACCGTCTGGGGCATTGTCGGGCTCATCCTGAGCGGTGTCGCGGGTGCCCGGCTCACAGGCGGGGACAACCCGTTCGCCCGTGTGGCGGCCTCTGTAGGCTCCCTCACACATCTCGTGAAGCGCAGATGACGGCTCTGCTCGCTTTCGCAGGCAAACGCTTGCCGCTGATCCTCCTGGGCCTGGCCGGTGTGGCTACATGGGTGACTGTCATGTTCCTGCGCGCCGAAGTCGAGCGCCTTGAGAAGGACGTGACCGCCGCCCATATCGCCACGGCGACCGAGGCCGGCAACGTGGACCGCCTGGTGATACTGCTCGCCGAAGCTCAGGCCGCGGCGCGCAAAGAGCGCCAGGCTCGTGAGGCCGCCGCTGAGCAGCGCGAGGCCGATCGCGCCGACAACCAAGCGGCCGACGTGCAGCTTGGCGAGACAATCGTTATTGAGAGGCAGGCAGATGTCACGCTCGATCAGTGTCTTGGCTATGGGTTGCCTGATAGCATCCTGCGGGACCTCCCCTGACCTGGTGGAGCCGGGCCGGATCGTCATCGAGCGCGAAGTGCCGGTGTATCCCCCCGAAGAATACCTCGACGACTGTGAGATCGCGCGCCAAGAGCGCGACCTGGGGAGCGAGCTGCGCCGCCAGGCCAACCTGGTGCGCTGTGAGCGCGCCGACAAAGCCGCCCTGCGCGCATGGCTAGAGGAACGCCGCGATGCTTCGTGAAGACTACGAAGCGTGGGACGCCTTCCCGCAGTTCCGCATGTGGTTCAACAAACTGGAGCTGGCCCTGCACCTGTGTTACATGGCTGCGCCGGCCGGCGTGCCGATCACGACGCCGGGCAACTACATCACGCGGCCGATCTACAATCTCCGGGGCATGGGCCTCGGCGTGACCTTCCACAAGAGCGTCAAGGGCGACTGCCCCGGCCGGCCTGGGGACTTCTGGTGCGAGGCGTTCGACGGCGAGCGCGTGAGCATAGATCTACGCCCCGGCAAGCACTGGTCGATCCTGCGCGCTGAGGAGGCCGTGGGCGGCGAGCCTGGCCGGCCGGCGGCGTGGCGACGCATCGACGAGCCTGAGCTGCCGATCAACATCTACAAGCTCGATGGCCTGCGCCAGCAGTTCGACGGCGACATCAATGTCGAGATGGTCGGCGGGAAGATCGTCGAGGTGCACCTGCGCCCCAGCTCCGACCCCAAGGGCCGCTACGTCTACCCTGCGTTCGCGACCGGGCAGACTGAGCGCGTGTTCGCCGGCCGGTTCGTCGAAGCCCCCGAGGACTGTGACGGCTGGCTCAAGAACCCGCGTGTCGGCTTCTACGTCGTGGACTAGCCCCGGATCGGGGCCAACTGCGCCGGGCAGCACGCGCACTCATACTTCGCTTTGAATTCGTAGGGCGGCAGCGTCTCACCCAGCTCGTGCGCGAGGCTCTCCGCGCCGCCGATAGCTTGGCGGCTGAGCAGGACGCCCATGCCTGTCGCGGCGATCTCCTCGGCCGAGCCGAGCTGTACCTGGAGGTGCTCTGTGAGGTTGTCGAAGTGCTCGGCAACCTGGCGGCACATCTCATCGTAGGTCGCGTCGTCCACCAGGGAGACGCCACGGTCGTAGTAGAGGTGCGAGAGCATGAGAACCCAGCGCCCCACCTGGGAGATGCTGGAGCCCTCCTTGACATCTGGTATCGTGATGTCGTCGTCGCTCACGTCGTACGCTCGGGCTTGAAGCCCAGGAACATGCTGCGCTCGTCCATGCGCCGCTTCACCAGGCCGGGCAGCTCGCGCCCCTTCGAGTAGCGCCAACGGAGAAACTCCTCAGCGGCCTCGGAGTAGCGGCCCTGAAGCAGCTTGGCCCAAAGCGTTGAGTCGACGAGCGCGTTGAGCCCCACGTTGTAGGCGAACGAGATCAGCGCGTCGTACTGGTGCTGGCCCAGGCTCTCGACCTTACACTCCGCGATGAGCTTGTTCAGGCCGGTCTCGAAGTGGCGCACGTCATCGCGGAGCAGGAGCTCCGCCTCACCCCGCGAGATCACCATGCCGACCTCGGCCGTCTTGGTATGGCCATAGCCGATGGTCACGGTGCCTTCGATGTGCGACGCTTGCGTGAGAACACCGTGTGGTCGTAAATCGTCGTAGGCGTGCAACCGGAGACCCTCGTGGGCCTTGATGAGCGCGATGCCGTTGTCGCTGATACGCATTAGGTGTTCTCCTGTGTGAAAGGCTCTGCGCTCACGCGCTTGCCGTGCTCCGTCAATTCCGCGTGCAGCTCACGCCACCGCTCCAGCCAGCCGTCCGGCAAGGCTGGGGGCCGGTCGTCGGTCAGCTTCCCGCACGTCTCAGCGTCGATCAGGATGTTGATACATGCAAGCGCGTGGCCAAGGTGCGGGATGCCCGAGTCATCGGCGAGCTGCTCACCTTCCCACCAGGCCTGGAGGTGGCGCTGGGCGGCGGCGTAATATGTGCTGGCCCGCACGCCGGAGATACGCCAGTTGTGCGCCCCGTACTTGTAGGCCCCGTCCATGTGCGCCGCGGCGGCGGCGTAGAGCGCTGAGCTGGGGATCACCGCGATAGACGGCTTGGCCGCGCCAGCGGCCGCCTTTGGGTTCGTCTTTTTGGTCTGTGCGGATAAGATGCGCGTGCCCGAGTGATCGCTGCTGCGCATGTGCTCGAACCCGTCGTTTTTGCTGCCTGACATCTCAGTCACTCCATAGCGAGTTGAGCCGATTGAGAAACTGCGCGCGGGCCTGGCTCGGCACCCACGGCACGATCTTGATGGAGAAGGGCCGGGGCAAGATGCCCCACTCCAGCGACTCGTGCGGGGTCGGGGCAACGTCGCGAAACTCGGTCGCGACCATGCGCCGGTCGATCTCCTTGACGGCGGGCGTCATCTTCTTGGGGAGACCGAACCGCTTGCGCAGCACGCGCTCGTTCAGCTCCTCGAAGTCGGCGTAGTCTCCCAGCATCATCTTGAACGGCTTAACGATGTCGTGGACGTACGCCTCATGCGCGTCGTGCAGGAGCGCCTCCAGCTTGTGCTCAGTCGGCGCGAGATCGCAGCAGTGAACGAGGTGCTGGGCCACGCTGTAGATGCCAGTGATGCTGGGATCGAGCGCGCCGTTGAACCGGCAGATGCGCGAGAGCTGGACGGCTAGGTCGAACGGGCGGATGTCCTCGGGCCGAGGATCGGCGGGCCAGTAAGGCTTCCCGCTGGCGGTGCCAACTGGGTAGCCCCGGCCCATGTCCTCACCCACCATGGCGTGGCGAATCTCCGTGCTCGAAGCGTCAAGCCGGCCGTTCACGACTCCTCCTCCATCTCAAGGTACTCGCCGATGGCATCCATATAGAGGTGCAGGAGCGCCTGCTGCTCCTCACGCTCTTGAGGGTCCTGCTTGAGGAGCGCGATAGTCTTGCGGATGAGCTTCGTGTCGTAGCCGCACGACTTGGCCTCGGCGTAGACCTCTTTGATGTCGGCCGCGATGTCGGCCTTCTCATCCTCCAGCCGCACGACGCGGGCAACGATGAGGCGGAGCTGCTGGCGCGCCTCGTCACCGATACCGTCCTCGACCGAGACCGGCTCGTTCTTCGTGGGCGGCTTCTTCTTGGCCGGGGTGATCTTCTCCAGCTTCTTGCGAGGCTTCGAGGTGTTGGTCTCCAGATAGAAGTCGTCTTGTGGGCCAGGCATCGGGCTCTCCTTGTTCAAGTTGTGAACAGAACCCTAATAGCGGCTTATGTGTCTGTCAAGATCATTGGCTTGAGATCCACGCATCAACCGTCGCGCGAAGTGCCTTCTCCGGTGTGGGGGGCAAGGGCATGGTCAAGCTCCAATGCGTGCGTCATGATACGCTGCTCGCGCCGGTCACGCCGCCAAGAGAAATAGAGGTGCACCGCAAACGACAAGCCGGCGAAGGTCGCCGAGGCGACGACCGCCAGCTCATTGGCGTCCAGGCCGAACAGGAGCGCAGCCGCACCTGCACCGGCGTAGGCCCCCGTCTCAGCGGCGTCCTGCATGTTTGCTTGATGGACAGACATCTATTCCTCCGCCGTGGGAAGCCGCTCACCTGTGGGGTTCTGGTTCTGGGCGACAACGATGCCGGCGGCACGAGCAGCTTCCCTGTAGAGATCGGTGATCTGCTCGTTACTTAAACCTAATTGCTTGAGCCTGGCAATGGCCGTAGGTGCCATACCAGGATCAAATAACGCTTCGGCAAGTTGACGAGCCCGCGTCTGATCGCCACGCACGAAGCCGACGAGCTGAGCGCCGACGTTCGCGATCATCGCGCCCGAGGCACGGCCACCAGCCGCCACCGCAGCACCGATCACGGTCTGCACCGTGCGGGAGTCCTGCTCAGAGGTCCGTTTCATGCGTGGCGTAATGGCGCCGAGGGCACGGGCACCGCGCGCTTCGCGCGCGCCCACGCGCGTCATGCGGCCGGCTTCCTGCACATCGAATACCTGGGCGAGACGTTGGCGTAGGCCCTCGTCGACCTCCAGGGACCGAGCAACACCAGCGGCACCCTCCGGGCTCTCCTGTGCGGCGCGCGAGATGCCCTGACGCGCGCCAATGCGGGCACCGGCCCGGCCTGGCGCTTGTGTTACGTTGAGACCTTCGCCCTGCCCGCCCGGCACGCGCTGGTCAGCACGTTGAAGTTGGGCGTTGAACTCGTCCACGTCGCTGGGGCTGCGCACCTGGCGGCCCAGATCATAGCCTTCCCGCGTCACCGACCGGCGGCGGAATTCGCTGAGCGCCTGGCCGTAGCCGTCGGACTGTTCCGTGGCGTTGTCGCGAATCGCATTCGTGATCGGGCCGTAGCGCGCGGCGTCAGGGCCGGCGCCAGCAGCGGCGTCGCGCGTGATCTGGCGCAGCGTGTCCATGTCGCGCAGCGAGAGCCGCGCCGCGCCGTCAGCAGCCGTCGCCTCAGCGATGCGGCGGCGCAGGCCGGGGTTGCTGGACACAAGGCGGCGCACATCCTCGTCAGCGAGTATCTCGGCCACGTCGTCATTGAGAGCGACAGGTGTCTCAGCGGCGTCCTGCATGAAGCGATCAAAGCTGGCGGAGCGGCGCTCGGTCATCTGCGTCGGGGAGAAGTCGCGGCGGCTGCCCTGCACGGCCCGGCGGATGTTGCCTTGGCGCTCCGTGGCGGCCATGGACGCCTCAGACGCAGCGCGATTCGACGCCTCGCGGCTGGAGGCCAGCAGAGACGAGATGTCGGCCGCTTCCTCTTCGTTCAGCAGTTCGGCCAGGCGCGGCATACGCCCGTTGTCCTGCTGGAAACGCTGCGCGCGGCGGCCAAGCTCAGCCGGGCTCGTGTCGAGACGACGCAGTACGCCTTGGAAGCCGGCATCGCCGAGCGCGAAGCGGCGGTGCAACGCCTGCGCGCCGCGACCGGCGAGGCGGACGCCGCCCTCAGCCACCGGGGCCAGGACCGCGCCGAATAGGGCGGCCTCGGGCACGTTCTCCAGGCTGCCCTGCTCCAGCGCCGTGACGCCCGCAGCAGTCGCGCCGCCTTGCGCCGCGCCGCGCACGACGTTGCCCGCGGCAGAGCGGCCGGCTTGCGTACGGTCCAGGGCACGGGCCACGCGGCCAACGCCGGGGGCCTGGCGCACTGCGCGCGTGACGCCCTCAGCGCCGCGCACGGCCTGGGAGCCTACATTACGAACCGCCTGGGGCGAGACGCGCGAGAGGAGCCCGCCGGCTGCGCGCGTGACGGTGCCGGACACGAGGCCACCAGCGCCGCCAGCGCCCGCAGCCACGGGGTTCTCGGTGCTCATGCCGCGGCGACGGCCCTGCTGGAAGCGCATCTGGTCGCGGTAGCCGAATTCGCCGTCGTTTACTAGCGCGTCTTTGGCGGTGCCCACGAGCGCCGCCACCTGATCGCCGACCGGCAGGAAGGACCACTGAGAGAAGTTGCGCAACGCGGTTTCGAAGCGCGAGCCAGCACGCTCGGCACCTCGTGGGCCTTCCGCAGCAGGCGTGCCGTCAGGGTTAAACCTGCCGCGGCCTTGAACATAGCCGGATAGCTCTGCCAGAGTCGAGCGGCGCTCATCCTCGTCCTCAGTCGCGGAAGCCGCTGCGAGTAGCTCCCGTGCGTAGTCGTCGTCCTCCAGGCCGAACGCGGCCAGCGGATTGTCCGCGGGGGGCCGCGCCGCACCTGTGACAGGTGCGGCAGGCTCAACCTCCTGCCGGGCCTGGGCCAGGATGTTCGTGCTTTCTGCTTCTGGCTCCTCGCGCGCTGCGCGGGCCTGGGCCAGGATGTTCGGTTGACGCGCCATTTAGCCCCCTTGGAGCTCCTCAAGCTCCGCGATCACCTCGTCCATCGTCAAACCCTCTTCCTGAGCGGCTTGGCGCACCTGCGTCATCGTGTAACCCAGGGCCTCAGCGCGCTCCAGGGGCGTTCCCAGCGGCTGCTGAGCGTCCTGCTGGCCGCCGCCTTGTCGGCCTGCTCCCTGGGGAGCTTCTTCCATGAGCGTCGCGGCGCGGCGCTGGATTTCTTCGAAGTCCTCTGGCGGGATCACGTCCTCGACCGCGCTGCCGAGACCGTAGCGCCGGTCAATGGCGTACAGAGCGCCGTAGTTGGCCATGATGTCGCGCTGCGGCTGGGTGGCGGTCTGGAGATAGAATTGCAGCTCGCGATCCGAGTCCATGGCGCGCGCGGACATGCCTGTCGCTTGGCGGATACCGTTGAGCAGATCGGCCTGGAGCGCGCCGACGCGCAGGGCGAGGTTAGCGTTCTCGTCGCCGAGCGCGCCGAGCACAGTGTCAGCTCCCGGTATACCGCGAGCGAGTGCGTTCACCGCGTTAGACCGAGCGCCGCGCCGCTCAGAGGGCACGCCGCCTTGTGCGTCGAGCCGGGCGTACAGATTCGCGGCCTCGCGCACTGTGGCGTCGAGGCGCTCTTTACCCGCCGCAAGCTGACCGTCGCCGCCGTCGCCGTCCGCGATGACCTCGCGCACGTTGCCGCGGCTGCTCACTTGGTAGCCGGGCCGTGTGACGCCGAGCGCCTGGGCGCGTTCGCTATTGGGGTCGAGCGGCATCCACGTTTCGGGGCCGCGGCTGGAGCCGCTGGCGCCCGGTTGCGCACGGGTCGGGGCGAAGTTATCGACCGGGTTGCCCTGCATATCGACGAAGCCGCGCGAACCGTCCGGCTGCACGACCTCGCGCACATATGCACGCTGGCCGCCGACATCAACTTCCATAGGATTCGAGTACTGCGGCTGCGCATGCTCCTCTTGGAACAGCGCAGAGAGCGCCTCGTCGGCAGCCATCTCGCCAGTGCTGATGGCCTGCGTGGCGCGCCCAACGGTCTGCTCGTCGTAGCCAAGGTCGGACAGGTAGCGGCCGGCGCGCTCGGCCTGCTGCGCCGGGGGCACGCCGTTCTGGCCCATGCGCGCGGACAGGGCCAGCGCGTTACGCATGGCCTGGGAGCGCATGTCGCGCGTGCGATCCTCCTGAGCATTGTCGAAGGCGACGCCGCGCTGCTCGATGCCTTGCATCTGGCCCGTCACGGTCGGGGCGTAAGCCTGCTCGCCGTACTGCTCGGCGTTGGCCGCGATGCCCCGGTCGCGGCGCTGACGCTCGAAGATGTCGCGCTCCTGCATCTCCTGGGCGCGCCGATCTTGGCGGTTCGCGCGGATGTTGGCGAGTGTCGCGTTGGCGATCTGAACCATTAGAACCAGCCCCGTTTCTGAGCGAGGGCCATGCCGCTGTCTGCGGCGGAGCCAAGGCCGACCGCCAGGTTCCCGAGCGCGCCGGAGTTGGCCGCGCCCACGGCTGCGCCGCCGCGCTGGGCGATGTTCGCCATGTTGCTGGCCTGGCCGGTGACGACGTTCGCCTCGGTCTGCCCTGCGTTGAAGCCCATCTGGCTATCCTGCATGAGCGCCCCGAGGTAGTTGTCGAAGGAGCGGCGGCCGAGGTTGCTGCCGAACTCCATGAGCTGAGAGCCGGTGCGGCCGCTGCCCAGCACGCCGCGCGCCGCGCGGTTGCCGGTGATCGCGTCCATGCCCGTGTCCAGCGCGAACTGGAAGCCCGTGGAGTTGCGGTAGTTCTCAAAGCCCTCTTCGGCCGCTGCGCGGTCGCCGCCTAGGCCGAGGAGAGCTTGGCGCGCCTCGAACGCCCGCGCGCCGCCTGGCGCGTAGGTGTTCATGAGTGTGCCGTCGTTGAACTGCTCACGGCCCTCGCGCATGAAGCCGAGGGACTGCTCCTGAGCTCGACGGTTGGCTTTTGCTTCGGCCCGTTGACCCAGATAGCCGCCGATGCCGCCGATGAGGCCGCCGAGGATGGACATTTTAACGAGCCTTTCTGCTACACCGCGCCGTTATATCATCGTTGCTAGAACGGGTCCAGTGCCGTGCTGGCGACGTGCTTCACCCACTCAAAGGCTCCTATGGGGCTGCCGGGAGGAGAAGAGCCGGCCGCACGCGCGTACAGCCAGAAATAATCGGGGCTGAAGTTCCTAAAGCTATCAATGGGTTGCCACGTTTGCCCGTTTATAGAGGCGAACAGATTATAATCTCTGCCCGTTCGCGTCACCCGGAAATATATAACGCTAGTGGGCGGAAATTGCGGTTGATTGGGGTCGTTGCTGGACGTGCCGAAAGTCCTTACAACCGGGTCGTTCGTTCCGTCGATGAAAAGCCAGCAATAGAAACCCGCATTACTGGCGCTGTCGCTAGTGCTCAGAGAGACGCCTATGTTGAAGAAGTTGTTTCCACTCGTCTTATTGCCGGGATAGTAAGCTTTAACTACAACGGTGTCTCCGTCGTCCAGTTGAACGTCGGCTCTAAACTCTACAATGTCTAAGGGGAACGAGCGCG